CATGCAACCGGGCCTTCGTTGACTACGACCATGATCACACGGGCCGCTGCTGGGAGTTCCACGACGACGATGCCGAGTGGGACATCTGGTGCGGCACGGACGATGAGGACCTGCAATGCACCTGCCACCTCGACATCGCGCGCAATTGCCCCCGCTGTACCGTCGAGTGGGCAAACCATCGCACCAGGTGCACCTGCGACGGCTCAGGACGCATGTGCCCGTCCTGCGACGAAGAGTCTAGCGACCCTTGTCGGGGATGCGGCTCCCATTCGCTGTGGAGCGACAGCTACTGCCTCAAGTGCTACGAGGTTCGCTACGGACCCATCAACCCTGTGCCGCCGCCCCTGCCGCCGTCGCCCGAACCGCGCCACACGTCGCTTGAGTCCATGCGCGCCGAGATTGCCGAGATTGAGGTGCGCCTTCGCGGCGGCTTGACGAAGGGACAGAGGGACGACTGGTCCTGGCTTCTCCAGAACCGCCGTGCCGACCTTGCGGAGGCGGAGAAGGAGATGTGGGAGGGCTACGACCAGGACGACCTGCGCAAGCTGGACCGCGCGAGCCGCTACTGAAAACGGATTCCCCACACAAAACACTTTTTACATTGCCCCACATACACAATGGACTCCTTCTTCCTCACACTCGGATTCACCCCGAACGAATCTGCAGACTACGCCGATGCTATCCAGGCCACACAGCGCGCAGACGCCGTTGACTGGATTCGCACAACCGCCGACATTCACGAACCTCCTCTTCATGCCATCCTCGCCAAGATGGCAAAGCAGGGACATAGTGGGGGCAGCCTTGTATCCTCTCTCCGTATCGTGCAGTACGCGTTCAAGCACGGGTACGAGGCACTGGCAGCGGATGCCATTCACTGGAACAAACTGGATGTCTACCAGATTGAGACGGTGCGGTATGCGGTGTTCGAACTGGCCCGCAAGCGAGAGGCGTCCGACATTCCCCAGGTGGTCATCTATGACCGTTGCATCAAGGCGTCACTCGGTGACGATTGGCGAACCTCAACAACGCTGTCCGATCTGGCCATCCGCAACGCAGCCGCTCGTGCTCTTGACATGGTCAGGTTCTTCAACACCAGCCGCTGAAAACGAATCCGCGCGCATCCATCTATTTATTTTTCAATGCCTTTCAACTACAAGCTCCTCGGTTACGATGACAACTTCAACCACATGCTTCAGTCCGCGGAGACGGCTCTTGACAAGCTTAATGGATGGCATTGGGTTCGCGACTTTAACGACCCAGAGGGGTTTGGTGGGTCAATGGACCCCATGATGTCTGCAATGGGTGCTGGGATGGACTACAAGGGACACTCGGTTTCTTCCGTCGGAAGGACGATGCGGTCCATGCAGACCATCGCCAAGCACGGAATGTGTGTCTTCATTGAGAATGTGCCTCACTTCGCCAACTATGAGGGCTTTCTACGCGACCTCTTTGGCGAGGAGGGACACGAGTTGAAGCCCAAGGTCCCAGAGTTTGAGAATGACAATGCGTGGTGGGTTGCCGACCAGAAGCGATTCCGAACGCTTGAGGAGCACATTGCCTACGTATCGGCCCGCTGAAAAACGGATTCAGCAGCACAGAACAAGGATACTTTTAACATGGAGTGCATCAATTGCCCTCAGTGTTACGCGTACGCCTACGACACATTGGTCCGCCCTGCTTCCCGTGCCCGCATCGATATGTTCGAGGACACCATCAGCATGCCCCGCATTACCAAGGCAGCCCACACCTTAACCCCCGAGTTCATCCGAGCAAGCGTACTCCCTGGCGACCTGTCGTACATTGTAATCCTCTGCGTAGAAGCGGGTGGAATCGTCCGCCCAAAGAACAAGAAGCGAAACGCCTTTGCCATCATGTGGCTGTGGATGCAGGGGCGAATCAAGGATCTTGGGAACATGACTGAGATTCACTTTGAGCATTCGGGTGGGTTCGTGCCCGCACAGCCCACTGCGCCGTCAACGCCACTCCTTCGTATCCGTATTCCCCGTTGTGCAGATGGGTTGTACGACTAAAAACGAAAGTCATACCAAAGAGCCAAAGTACGCCTTCATGGAGGATTGTTCAATCTGCTATGAATCCGTCACCACCACCACTGGCCACTGCACGCTGTCATGTAAACACTCCTTCCATATTGCCTGTCTGACTCGCTGGTCCAGCGAAAATCCCAACTGTCCAATGTGTCGCCACCCGCTTGGTGTGACCGAAGCGCCCGCCAAACAGGGAGTGGAAAGGCACGCCATGTCATTGTTCATGGGGGATACGTCGAGATGGAGGATAGATATCGGGCAGGGGCGGGGACAGGGGCAAGGTGCTCTATTTGACCTTATTCAGGAGGCGTTGGGTCCTGAGCCACCCCAGCCTCCTCCGCCGCCGCGTCCGCCACAGGGGTGGCGCATGATCAACATCGGAGACGGTGTGGAAGTTTCTGAGGGAGATGTTTCGCTTGTCATGGCGCAGGCAGAAGTCACGCGAGGCGATGCGGTTCGTGCGTTGCGCAGGTACGATGGAGACATTGTGAATTCGATTCTCATGCTGACGAGCCCAGACCCAGTGACACCGCAACCGCCTCCGATTCCACGCGACCCAATGTGGTCAGAGTCGGACGATCAGGCAACGGCTTGGTTTCTTCAACAGATGTTCGCGGATGGCGGAGGCTATCACTGGAACAGTTACTCGGACATGACATTTCGTATGCGGAACGGGACACGGGGCCGTCAGTATTGGACTCACTTGGACTTCAACCAAATCCCCGCCACGGGAGACGGATACAACTCTGCGTAAAAGACAATGGATGAAGTCGTCGAGCGCCAGCAGATCCGATTCTCTGTACAAACGGTTTCCTTCGCAGCCGACGACGCCTTCAAGGGTGGCAAAACCTATCTTTTTTACTCCGACATTGTCGACGGAGATCACCAGCGCAGGCCGTGTGTTCTCCGTAAGCATCTGTCCGATATCGTCCGAATTCTGCAGAACAAGTATCAAGGTCGAGCGGTCGTGAGCCGAACGCCAGGTGGAATTGTCTTACACAGAATATAAATGGATCTCAACGTTATCACCCCCATGATTCTCTTTGTGGTGCTGACCCCTGGTGTGCTGCTTGCCCTGCCGCCGGGTCAGTCGCTCTTGGTCCAGTCCGTGACCCACGCCCTGGTGTTCGGCCTGGTGTACTACGGACTCCGCGTGACCTTCCCTCAGTATTACTGAGAGCTGAGCTCTCTGCAGCTCAACCCTGCGACAGAATATGCCGCACCGTCGGGTGATCTTGGATTCTAGCAATCTCGCCCCATGCAATGTACTCTTGAAACGCCCGCTCACTTGCTGACAGTGGAAACGCTGGATAACAGCACCGCAACGCCTGAAATGCCTCCGCCTCTACGGTGGCATTTTGCTGGCGCAGAAACATCGTGATCTGATCTAACTTTGCCTTGCGTGCAGGAATGTTCAACGCCTTGAAGTTTGCACCAAACTGCTCCATTGCGTTTTAACATGTCCGTCGCCTAAACGACAATGCCGTCTGCCGAAGACCTGCGCGCCGTGTCCGCGAGCTACGATCCAGCCGAGGACTTTATCAACACTGCCACTCGCCAGATTGAACTTGCCGCTCGGTCGGGATTGACGTATGACTACATCGATGTCCCGTGGAACCTTACACGAGACCAAGCCAAGGCGGCTCTTGTTGGCAACTTTCCCAATTGCATGGTCACACGGTGGTGGTGGACAAACTGCTTTAAAGTTAGCTGGGCCAAGTGACAATGGGCAACTGCTTCGGGTTCGAAGACAAGCCCATGGTGACGATCGGGACAAAGACAGTGAAGAAAAGCCAGCTGAAGGGGATCAAGACCTACCAAGATGCTCTGCGGTTCATGGGGCGCGAGTGCCCCGACACAGCTGTGATCACGACGATCCACAATCACGAAGTTGCATTTGTTCCTGTGTCTGCTCCGTTTCAGATTGTCGATGAGATTGTGTTCAAGCAGTCGCACATTCCGATTAGGAAGTTGTATGGAAAACAGTGGAAATGATCTTGTCGCGTTCATCGTAGAGCCTCAGTAGCGGCTCGAATCGAATCTCTGTCAGAATCAGAAAGCCACCAACCGAGATGATGAGCCCATCTTCCCAGTTGATGCCCTTCGGACGGAAGAGCCAGAAGTAGATACCAAGGAACAGTCCCAACGAAATCTTGAAGACAGCGTCCACAATGGCAAACAACGGGCTCTTGGCGACTTCAAACCCGAGCGCCATCAAGACGACCTGGGCCAACACGACAACCTTCAGGAAGAAGAAGTAGATCTGGTAGAACTGCATTGTATTACCCGTAGAAAACGGATTTCTGGAGACAGAGACAAACCATCGTGTCACCATGGAGCACCTCTACATTCTCGAACTCACCTGCGGGAAGTACTTTGTCGGCAAGTCGCAGAATGTCGAGCACACCTACGCCTACTACGAATGCGGATTCGGCCCCAAGTGGATCCAGACCTACAACCCCGTGCGCATCGTCGAGACACGCCCCGTCAAGAGCGGCACGGATGTTCTGGATACCACGCTTGCCCTGATGAAGAAGCACGGACTGGACTCCGTGCGCCACTACGGATGCGCGGAGATGCGAATCCCTGACGAAGAGGAACAGGCGATTCGGTTCCTGATGCACGCGCCGCCCGACGCGTGTGTGAAGTGCCACGCAACGGGGCACAAGGTCGGGGATTGTACGCAGCCCGAGAACACGAGCTGGGCCTGCCAATGGTGCGTGTCGGACTACCCCAACCGCTACGCCTGCGAACAGCACGAGAAGGGATGCCGCCCGCCAAAGGAGAACCCAGAAGCCAAGGACTGGTGCAGTCGCTGTGGACGCCTGTACCACACGGCAGATAGGTGCTACGAGGTCAAGCACGCCGAGGGCTGGTGGATTCGTTGAAAATGAATTTGCCCGTCCACACCCACAAACCTTTTACCATGGAGCCTATCACCCGCACTCAACTTCAGAATGCCGCCAAGAATGCCGTCGCCGAGAAGGAGGCCCTCATTCATCGGGCACAGGAGTTGAAGGGCCAGCTCGCGGCCGAAGAGTTCTACAAGGAGATCCGACGGACTGCAGAAGCTGGGTACATGACCTACGCGTCCTCAAAGTCGATGAGTCTGGGTTTGGCCTTTGATACCATGCTGACCTGGATCAAGGAGCACTTCCCTGACTGCGATGTCTCGACCGAGATTCGACACATGGAACACAGCCCTACGTACGCCGTTCGCGTGGATTGGAGCGAACGGATCCAGTATCCTCCGCCGACTGCGGATCTGGAGACGCGGCGGCTGGAGAAGGAGACGAGCTGGTGACCGACTTCATGGCCTTCTTGCACAGCAGCCAAAACCAGTAGCAGTTGAGTATGACCCAAGGTACGAAGAATGGTAAGTGTGCACTTGTGAGGGTAGTGTAGCCCCAATAATTGAAGAAGACCATACGGACCAGTGTCCATACCACAAAGGTGATGGCCTGAACACTTTTGTGTATATCGTCCATCGGATACTTCAACACATTGAGCATCCACGACAAGGAGAGAAGTGGGTTTGTGGATTCAAGAAAGTAAGAGGCAGTTAAGAGAAGAGACATCTCGGCGGGTCCCAAAACCCATACAACGACTGCACAGATCACCAAGAAGGTGATATGGTGGAGGTAGTAGTCAACCTTCGAACTATAGGTCATCATGTGACCAATATCATAGAGTGTGTATGCCACGAACTCTGCAAGGCGAGCGGTTGGGTTCGGTGAGAAGACCCCCATGAACATCCAGTAGAGCGTGAATGCTATCCCATTCAACCTCCCTGTGAACTCCTGCTTCGTCTCCTCTGTCAGCGCGTCAAACTCTGGTATTCCATTGAAAAGTGTATACAAGAAGACAGCATTGGCGGCCAGTAAGAGTGGGATCAGCACCACATGCCACATTGCTTACCATCGAGCGTTCAAATATCAGATGCGAACGCTCGATCGTTCACTAGTGGAATCGGAATGGTCTCGGCGTAGCGCTCGCCGTTTGCCAGCTGCCCCCAGTGCTGCATGTCGGGATACTTGAAGCGTAGACGGCCAAGCCAAGCCCGCAGCGTCGCCTCGTCCAGGATGTACTCGCCGTTCCCAATGTGTACATTGTCGTTCCAGAAGATTGCGTACATTACGTAGTGGGAGCGGACAAGCTGAAAACGGATTCCATCTGCCCACCAACAAATCTTTTCGTCTAGAATGGAAGTCTTCGCCTACTGCGGCATGGCCGCCTGCTCGCTCATCGGACAAGGATGCGGATGGTACTGGTTCTTCAACACATGTGGCTGCATGGAGTATGAACAAGAGCAAGTCCGAACACAACCTCCACCACCTCCACCGCCACCCACTGCACCCAACCCATTCATTGTCAATGGTATGCCCAAGAACCCCCACCTTCAACCCGCGTACCGCTGAAAACGGATTCCTTCATCCCAACACAAACCCCTTTTGCAGTCACCATGGCATCTATCTTCATTGTCCTCGAAGCGACCTGCGAGTGCAGCCGAACCATCTTCCCTACAACCTACAAGACCCTCAAGGACGCAACAGACGCAATCAAGGCGAGATGGATGCCGTTTCTAGAAGAGTTCGTGAAATACAACGGGGGCTGCGCGGATACACTGTGGATGGAATGCCTTGCCGAAGCCACGATAGAGAAGAACGTGGTCTTGTTGTACCTCGAGAAGGAGAACTTCTTCGAGATTCACGAGCTGCCGATCGCCCAGTAAAAACGGATTCCCCTACAGGCAACCACAGCTCTTTTAACATGGCACACATTCAGAAGTATCTCGCCGACAACAACGTCGCAGGCGGCGACCATGGCAGTCACTATGTCTACTGGGTTCCTCTTCACATCTTCAACGACTTGGGCATTGAGCGGTGGAAGCACAACCGACCGCCTGACGCAGAGCGCGTGGCCGAGATTCACGCCTTCGTGAAGCAGTCCGGGCGCCTTGACGGGATGATGTACTTAGCCTGCATCAACAAGAAGCTGTACTGCTACGAGTCCAACCACCGCCGAGAGGCATTGGTTGGAATCACAGAGATTGCGCCGATTCTCGTGGACATCATGTGGGACGCAACGCATGAACAGGTGAAGGCTGAGTTTCTGCGGCTGAACAAGGCAGTGTCGGTTCCCGAGCTCTATGTGACGGACGAGCCAATGGCAGATATGGATTCAATCCTTGCTGCCCGCAAGGCCTTCTGCGAGAAGTACAAGCCCCTCAAGGTCACGAGTGGTCGCCCACAGCGACCCAACTTCAACAGCGACAGCCTTCTCGACGACTTTGTCGCCATCACCAGGGAGCACAAGATCTCCGTAGACGAGATGATGCGCCGCCTGGATAACCTGAACATGCGTTTGTCTCACAAGGCGATCGATGCAAAGTTGTCGGACAAGGTCAGGGACAAGTGCGCACAGGCTGGACTCTGGCTGTTCGCATTCTCGGCCCGTCTCGACCCGAAGGATGTGGTCTAATCGTCGCAGTCTGCGAATACATCAGATAAGTTGCGGGTCTTGTTCTCGTACTCCTTCTTTAATGTGTCATAGTGTTTCTGGAAGCACTTGTTACATATACGATGTCTGACACCAAGCCTCCAGAGGACTTCGTTTTGCTCACTTTTGCATTTCAGACACGGGAGATTGCCCCACTCTGGGATGTTGCGAACCCAGAATGCACTGCGCATTGCTTCAAGTGTAAGCTTTGTCGTGCGGTATGGTTCATACTCCTCCCAGAAATTGCACTTTTCTGGTGTTTCATATCCTTCTACCCAAGTCGGCACAGGACACGTAAAGTAAATCTTGGTGGTATCCTTCTTCAGGTTCACTTCACATGGATACCCACATTTGCAGAGGGGTCTATCCTTCTCGTATGCAGCCGCGCCGCCTCCGAAGCAGAAATTCTCACACCTACTTTCGATAGTGTAACGCCCACCCTTTATGTCCTGCTTCGTAATACCACGTTCAACCAAATAACGTTCGGTTATAAGGTTTTCTATTGATAGAGCGTCGTATTTGTCTACATCGTCGTCCCAGTGTCGTTCGACTCTCCACACCGATATGTCATCAAGGTATCTCCGAAAAGAACGATTTGACGAGACCTTATATAGTCCAATCACAGTGTTATAGTCACCTGCCGAAGTATTAGCACCTCCGCGACCTGTCTGGTGTTCGTTCCAACGCCTGAAAAGTCGGGTTGTCTCGCCTACGTATATGTCTCCATCGTCGGACAGGAGAACGTATACCCAATGCATTGCGAATGGTAGTATTGATATGTGTAACTCGCCAAGACCCATATGGAGTCTACTTCAGGGCGCGCACGGACAGGATGTACAGGAACGCCGCGTTCAGGAAGGTCAGGATGAGCGTAGGAGCCGAGGCCAGCATCACCGCAAAGCCACGCTTCGGGGCGAGGGCAATGCCGTACAGCTCCAAGATCAACACCAAACCTGTGGCCAGACCCACGATCCAGAACATGATGTAAAAGTAGTCCACGATCACCTCATTCGACACTCCCTTGGTGGCATCAGTCTCTCCAGGCATTTTATATACTCTTGAGAAGAACAATGGGCTTCTCGGTGATTCCTGTCGCGTTTGGCGTGGTAATGGCGGGACTTGACTTGGTGATGATGTCCACGGTTAAACAGGTGGGCACAGGTTCGTGGCCCATCCGCACAGGTCTGCCGTTTGCGACCTTGGTGTATGCACTCGAGCCTTTTCTCTTTTTGCAAGCCATGAGGGTCACGGGCGAAGGCCTCGCAGTCGTCAACTTGGTGTGGAACCTGTCCAGTGACATCATGGTCACTCTGATAGGAGTCTTCTGGTTCGGCGAAAAGATCCATGGCGCCCGATGGATCGCCGTGGCTATGAGTCTGGTGGCTCTGACGCTCTTTGCCTACACGGATACAGCCTAGTGGCGACGCCGACTACGGTGCTTCCGCGGGGTCTTGTGGCGACGCCGACGGCCGCCCTGGGGCGCACCCTCCGCCGCACGAATCACACCCGATGCCGCCGACCCCGTAGCTCCAATCACCAAGGCCTGCCCGATCGCTTCGGGGGGCGCACGAGAGAGTTGATAAACCCCAACACCCGCCAGCACAATCAATGTTGTGCAAATCATTCCAAGGGCAATCATGCCCTGTGTGGGCGACAAGCTTGCATCGGGCATTGTTAATACTCCACGTTTTGTTCCTTTGTCCTACACAATGCCCATCGCAGTTATTGTGAACGGCCAAGAGCGGGGTCTACGGCGCACAGCTGGTCTTCTCAAGCAGAACCTTCTTCTCCCCAATGACGCTGTCATGTTCTTGGCTTGTGAGTCAGGGAACTCAGCAGTCACCGCCTCCTACTTCCAAGGTGCTCAGTACGGTGGATCATTGATTCTTCCCTCCTTGCGCGACGCAGAGTTCAATGCATTCATGTACTTCCTCGACACATGTAACCGTCCAGCCATCACATCCGAGGCTTTTGGGAGGTCGGGCGAGGGGTGGAACATGGGGTACCTCCACAGCAGCGGAACCGTGATCCAGTACTACCAGGTGTGGAAGGCGTGGCAGATGATTCTGGACTACGAGCGCGCCAACAATATGCGGTTTGACATTGTCGTCAGGTGCCGCACCGACTCGATTCTCACAGAGAAACTGGACCTGTCGTTGCCCTACTTTGGCAGCGAGCGGATTCGTACTCGCCAAACAGGCGCGGCGGAGGTGACACTGCGGGACAACAACGTTGTGACGTTCGGACAGGAGCAGTTCTGGGTGGCCCGTCGCGATGTCTTTGCACTCTTGGGTCCCATGCTCTTCACCTATGGATCTTGGGATTCAGGAGGTCTCTACCCCTTCAATTCCGAGTCATTCTTTGCTCAGTTCTGCAAGGCCAACAACATTGTGCACGACATGTTCATTGAACCGGGTGACATGTTCAATTGGTCTCACCCAGGCGACGAGGTGGTCACCACGGACCCCATGGTGTTTTCACTGCTTCGTTAGACAGAACGGATGAATTGCCAAGACAAATATGTACATATGCGCTCCCATATGTGATCGTGCGCGATTAACCGGTCCCGCGACTTGAGCAGCGGGAAGTACACCTTGTACTCATCCAAGTCCAGCAGCTCAAAGAACTTGTACAGGATGTACGAGTACGACAGGAAGTTCGTGCGGTCGTTCGGGCAATACAGCAAAAAGGGCGCCTGAATCTCCTGGAACATGGCACGTATCTTCTCCTCAATCTCGGGCGTGATGGTGGGCGGCGGATTGCCGTTCAACCTTGACAAAATGTGGGCCGCGTGCTCGTAGTACTTGGACCGTCCCAACTTCTTCAGGATCTCCCTAATCTCCTTCTCCGTCAGATCGGCAATATTGTCGATGCGACGTTTACGGATTTCCAGCACCACCTCGTTCATCACCTCCTCGGGAATCATGGTGGACTCCTTGGCCTGAAACTGGTTCAGGATCTCGTTCAGGTGATTGATCTTCTTATACGCGTAATTGTTCCGCTCCTTCGGCGGATCACGGAACGACTGGAAGTCCGACACCACCAACGAATACTCCTCCGACCCACACTTCGGGCACACCAGAATACCCTCCGAGCTGATTTCCTCGCGGGCCACATTGCACTGCGCACAGTGTTCCGTCTGCTGCTGTGTGGCTTCGGGAACTGCGCCCAGCTTCATGCGAGCCACATACTCATCGAACATCTGCTTGCGCGTGATTCCCGTGTCGGTGGAGGCGGCAGTGGCAAAGTACTTCAAGAAGGTATTGGCATCCTTGGGCGCAACCGTCGTGGCCGAGGTGCCCCCCGACTCTCGATTGTAGTAGCCCATCAGAATGTCCATGTTTTTCAAGTAGTACTCCTGTATAGGGTCTGACTGGACCGCCTCTTGCTCCAACTCCTTGACGCGTGCTTCCCACTGGGAACACTGAATCACATCTCCAATCTCGTTGGACGCGCGAACGGCTTGAATCCGCTCTTTCAACTGGGCCAACTCCGCCATGGCCTCCGCTTTTGATTGTGTCTCGCGCAATCCCTGGACAATATCTTGGTGAACCGAATCGAGCGTCCCGATGGACGCCGATCCCGTTTCCCGTATCCGCCTCACCTTGAATACATCCATACTGAACTTGTGGTTGTCTATGTAGATGGGTTCTTCAGTGCCTCCGTGACTTCCTTCATAAAAGCGGGGTTTGAACAAATCTGGGGCCTCTGCTTGCGAACGGCAGACAACAGGGTGGCAAAGTCCAATCCGAAGTTCTTACACATGTAGTACAGCAGCAGAAAGGCTGAACGATTGATACCTGCCTGGCAGTGAACAAACACAATGGCGTTCGGGGCACGCAGGAACGCACGCATGGCCGCTTCGAACTGTGGATACCAGTCGAGAATCTTGACCTGCACAGAGTCGTAGGCGTCCAGCTGAGCGTACCGGCTCGGATACAGACGGCGGAACCACGCAGGCGAGTCGTCAGAGAAGGCGCAATTGATGACATGTGTCACCCGATGCGTATTCACGAAAAACGGGGTCAGTGACGCACCCGCACCCAAGCAAATGTTGGGATACACCCACGCAGGGGTGTCACTCATTCCTTATGAAGTGTTGCGTGTCTTAAATCCCCAAACTACCGAGAAACACGGAGAGCAGGTGGGCAATCACCACGGCGGCGGCGCCCAGGACGCCCGCACCCTGCCACGACACCACGCCGCCACTCGTGTACATGGCTGGCAGGTACTGGAGGAGCATGTTGCGAGGCGTCGACATGGAAACAATCGCCGCGGCGACAAAGAAGCAGAAATACAGCTTGAGGTTGCGGAACATGAATCCCATGGCTGGCAGCGACGGCTTGAAGGACGGCACCATCGAGCCCTGTGTCGTCTGCTCGGTGGACGGCATCGGGATCAGAGGCGGCGCCGACTGGTTGCCCTGCGGAGAGGGGAGCAAGGCGTCCAAAGAGGTGGAGTCACTGTCCATTGTTTATACTCAAGGCATCTTTTCGCATGTCGCATCTTCCACGCGGTAGCGATAGCACTTTCCGTCGATTCGATTCGTCTTGGTCTTGATGTCGTCCAGTGGCAAGGCAAGTGTGTGCTGTGTCGTGAAGTCGCGATGAAACAGCAGCGCGGCTAACCCGAGACCAATGATGAACGAAAAGAAGGGCCGAGCACGATCGATTGCGGCAGTGATGTTGAGCACCATTACTTCTTAAGAGAGGCAAGAAGGTTGAAGGAATCTGTCTCGGATGTGCATGGAACCTCCGTGGCTTCCACACGGACACACCCTGTATCCGTGTGATAGACCATCTGTCCGTCGGCGGGATCGGGAACCTTGGACACTGTGCGCTTGGGAGGAATGACAATCGTGGACAACAGCAACCCAAAGGTCACGCCTGCGACGAACCATATGCCGTCGATCATTATGGTTTAGGCGCGAAAAACCTATCCCTCAACCCAGAGAACCCTTCGGAAAAGTTGATCGACCCCTTTCCTGTTCCAGGCACCTGCCCATTCTCTACCATCTCGTTGCCCTTTGGCAGCTGGCTCTCGACAAAGTACCAAAAGGTGAATTGAATGGCAAAGGACCACACGGGGGCCAGGGCGGCGAGGAATGCCATGACATACTTGGTTGGTCCGAACTGACCCACCATACTCGCGGCCGTTGCAAAGATGACTCCATACGCACCGAACCTCTTCTCCGTTACATTACTTGGAGTGAGTCCAGAGATCAGAATGTGGTTCCAGATCTGGTACGCCCAGACAATCATCAAGATCCAAAAGACAATCACGGTCAGCCAAAACTGGAGTGTGCCCGCGGCGAGGGCGGCCTTCCAACTGAGTTCACTGGGCTTCTTCATCAACAGACCCCACGCAGACAGTTTGCCGAGGATGATGATCTGGTCCGCGGTAAAACTCCTTGTGTGGTATCCATCGGGATCAATCCATTGAATCGCCGCGACAGGTGGGCTCACCTGAATGGAGACTGGATCGTCGGGTTCCGTGAGAAGGCCGTCGTCTCGCAGGTCGTTCATGAGTTTCTTGACGGGGTACTCCACATATCCCCCATACCGATTCGCGTTCAGATACTTGATGATGTCGAATGTCTGTTTGCCATATGTGAACTTGGCACTCACAATCCGAAGCCCTGGATCTGGGGGACTCGGAAAGTTGTAGGACGGGGCAGTGGGAATCGTCGGAACCACAAAGGACTGGGAGGTCACGGGTTCATCCTCCTTCGGGGCCGTCCGCACTTGGTACGGATTGACCTTGACAGGCGGCGGTGGGTTACTCATATTGTTAAGAAGCAAACACAAGATTGGCAAGACCGCTCACGACACGCAAGTAGTTGTAGGATTCCACATAGGCACCAACAGTGTAGGTGTACTGAAACACGACAGTCGAGTTTCCACCCGTGGTGGCATTCTGAACGACTGTCACGAGCTGGTCGGGCGTGTACAGTCCAACCAGCGCTGGAGGGATAACCAGCGGATTCGTGCTCAGTGCAGTGGACTTGAGAATGCACACAATGGTTGTCGTTGGAGCATCTGGCTGGTTCGGGGCTGGCAGGGGCTGGAGAAGGGTCAACCGCAACACCGCCTTGTTAATCGTGCTTCCGTTCGCCGCACCCGACGGTTGGTACTCGTTGTTGTCGAGGCCAAAGGAATACATGTAGACGCCTGGAAGCTTGAGAGCGGTTGTTCCAGACGCAAATCGGTAGGTCTCGAGCAGCGAGTAGTAGTCGCCTGGCTTGACCTGCAGACGCTCATTGCCATCAAACAGAATGACTCCATCCACCACACTGTCCCGAGGAAACACTGAGCTCACCTGGTTCTGGCCCGACGCATACAGGCTCGTGGCCACATCCGTTGTGTTCACGGTCCACGGAGCTCGGTCGGGGTTCGGCCAGTTCGTGTAATTGTCCCACATGTTGCTTGCAATGCTGTCTGAACGAGCAACGACCCACGTCACACGAGTGACCAAGTTTCGCATGGGTAGAAGCAAGTCCGTGTTGGGACCGTACTGGCCCTCGGCGCCTACGTAGCTGATTTCCTTGAACATGTAGCTCTGGTCCGCCGTGGCGAATTGGTTCATCTCCATCTCCGTCAGGTAGAAGAAGTTGCACTCCAGGTACGGGTCGGGGAAGAAGGTCGTCACGCCAGGGTTCGTGGGGGCACCATTCGGCAGGGATGGCGTCAGAAACAGGCTCATGGGAAACACATCGGGACGAACGCGCTGGCCATAGGTTGACGACGTGGGAGCCACATCGATCACCGTGTACAGAAACTTCAGAGGACGCAGAGTGACATTAATGTACACCTCCGTATTCTGCATGGACACGAGCGGAAGAGCGGACCCCGCGCTCTCGCAGAACCAAAAGTGAAGGGGGATGATCAACTGCCTGGACCGAATTGACGGTTCGGGAACAGAGCTGCCCGGGAAGATGGTATTACCCGAAATGTCCTGGGCTGGGGTTGCGTACGACACTGCGTGGGGATACTGTCCCTGCCGATCGTAGGCATTCGAAGGGTCATAGAGCTCGGTGACATTTCCTGTCATCTTGTCGACGGTCGAGCGCTTCGTCGCGTCAAAGGTCATGTAGGAATACAGCTTCATCCACTCACCCGACATTGTCTGGATCCGCTGTCCATTCATGGTAAGCTCGATATTGTCGATCAAGTTGTACCCGATATTGCGAATCCACTCGAACTCGTATCCAATGGCGCTGCATCGGCTGTCGTAGCCTGTCGGCGGAGTCGTCACGGGAACCAGCGGAGACCAAATGTCGGGGAGAGTAATCACCAGGTACACATCGTTGAGCAGCTGAGCATACCGATCGATGCGCGCAGACAGCTTGCGAGGCTGAGAAAAGTCAAAGTTGAGATTGGCAGTTCCAAAGTCCACGCGAATATGCTCCATGGCAAAGTTCGTGTGGCGTTTGTATGTGTTGCGAAAGTGGGTCATGGACGGGTTGCCATTCACCAACTCGTTCTGAGCCCCAACCCCCACTAACTGGAGGAGTGCACCAGGCATTTGTAGTTACGGAACATCATTGTTTAATACAGAACACTTCCACTCGACACGCAGCATGAAGATGTGAAGGACTTGCCCAATCCGCTACATGTCTGATTTCCACGACACGCGGCCGAGACAAACTTGTTGTAGACCGTTGCCCGATTGGCCTGAAGAATCGTGTAGTTGTACCCAGACTTGTTCTTCGCCTTGACGGGGGGATCACTTGCATATGTGTTGCCAATGATCTGGCGTTTTACGGACGTCAGGTAATCCTGGGCAGAGTTGACCTGCATACTATTTATACACAGCCGAGAGAATTACATAATGCGCTTTGTTCTCGTGAGCACACACGTCGACCAGACCACTGGGTACTCCAAGGTGGCGTACAATCTCCTTCGTCAGGTGGCGTCGATTGCCCCCAAGGTCAAGACGTTCCACTTTGGGTTCCAGCGTCATCCCGAGCGCAAGAACATCCGCAAGCTTCCAGACTCTGTTACGGGATACGACGCAGCTGCCAACGAGGATCCGCGCGAGGAGGGATTCGGGTTCAACAAGATCAACGAGTACCTGGAGATGGTTCGGCCCGATGTGGTTATGATCTACAATGACCCGCTAATCATCTGCAAGTTCCTCGAGGCAATGAAGTACGACAAGGCGACCTCTCCCTTCAAGCTGTGGCTCTATGTCGACCAGGTGTACACGGGTATCGCCCAGCCGCTGGTGGATGCCATGAACAAGCACGCCACCACGATCTACTGCTTCACTGAGGAGTGGGCCAAGATCTATGCATCCTACGGCGATAGCCCCACCCTCAAGGTCATTGAGCATGGTCTGGATGCATCCGAGTTCACCTGTATGAGCCGAGACCAGCGGATGGCCCTGCGTCGGACGCTCAAGATTCCGACGGACGCAGTGGTCTTCCTGAATGCGAATCGCAACAGCCAGCGGAAGCGTCTTGACACGATGATCATGGGTTTCGCGCACATGCTCACCAAGAAGCCCGATGCGCCCCTGTACCTCATGGTCGTGACTGCCATGAATCCCCAGCAGGGCGCCTTTTATGACCTCCAGCGCATCTACATTAACGAGCTGAAACTTGCGAAGCTGGATGTCGACACATTCAGCAAGCGTCTGATGATCGTGGACACTGCACATCCGAACACTCTGTCGGATAACCAGATCAACGAAATCTATAATGTCACCGACATTGGACTGAACACATCGGACGGCGAGGGCTTCGGTCTCTGCCAGCTCGAGCACTTGTATACGGGCGCCCCGCAGGTGGTCACCACGGTCGGAAGCTACTCCGCCTTCCTGGACCCCACTGTGGCGAACTTCATTCCCGCGTCGGGCCTCCAGTACTTTGCGGGGTCCATGCCGCTGGGCTTCTCGGCACCGACCTTTAGTCGCGAGGACATTGGAGACGCCATGCTGGATGCTGTGGAGAAACTGGACTCTCGCAAGGCGGCGATTCGCTCCTATCCGTTCAAGAGCTGGAGCAAGGTATGCGACGATTGGCTCGAGGACCTTCACCGGGCCTCGTAAGTCGGCTTGCCCTCCAGGACCCAGCGGATCTGAGTGTCGGAGATCTTGCGACCCACGGGAATCAGGCGGTTGTTATCTTCGAATGCCACGCCATCAAAGACCTCCGTTGTCAGTGGATCAATCAGAAACAGGATTCCCTTGATCACCACCTTCTGCAGACGGCGTGTCTTGCGCTCCATGTTGCGGAGGTAGGTGGAATCCAGATCCTCTGACTTGACAGACGGCTTGAAGGCCAGATCCTCGCCTGTGATGGTGCTGTCGAAGCGCATGCAGGAAATCACTGGCTTTTCTTTGGAATGGAGCTTGCGGTGAATTTCGCAGTCCACCGCTGATTGCTTGAGCAGCAGGCCGATCTTTTGGTTGATCTGGTTCTTCTCAAACGCAATCTCGTACAGGTACTCGTCGGCCGACATGAAGGTCTCGACAGGTCCTCCACCCTCGTAGCGTTTCATGGTCGTGTCTGCGCGACGAATCGGAGTAATGTTCGGAAACTCGTTGGACTTGGACTGTTCATCTGTGAAGACAGACACATAGAAGCTAATACGCACTGTCCTCTCCTCTGCGGGGAGCGTTGCGTGGGAGCAAATACGAATGGCGCGTCCGATGACCTGGTCGTGACGAGCAGGTGTCCAGTGAGGCTCGAGAATGTGCACATGGCGGACATTGGCCAACGTGATACCCTCAGCGCCTGAACTGGAGGCCATCAGCAAACACAGAATCTTCTTGCCGCGAGCCTGCACACTCGTCTTCAAGGCCCCGGGAAAGGAGGATTCAAATTTATTGTTGAAGATCTGGCGGGTCAGTTCGCGCTCCTCAGCTGACTCCTTGCCCGTGTACATGGTGTACGCAGGCTTGGCAGGATCCATCTCGCCCTCGGCCCACTGTCCGTTCTGCTTCACGAGCTTGTACGGCTGCCATCCATTGGCTTCCAATATGGCCGAAAAGACGCCAAGACCTTCCAGCTCACGGTACTGGGAGTAGACGAATTGGTTGCGATACTCTGCTTCGCCCACCGACTCCTGGATCAACTTCAAGGCCCGCAAGAACTTCGGGCTCAGAACCTCCAGTGCTTTCATGGACAGGTAGCGCTCGGGGTTGGTCCTGAGCTTCTCGAGAATAGCGGGCTTGTCGACCACCTTGTCCTCGTTCTCGGCCTCCTCGCTCGTGAACTCTGCTCGCAACTCTGCAGGCAGGAGGTAGTTACACGCCAAACGCGATAGAACGCGGTAGCTACCCAGGTTCTCGTCGAGCGACTTCTTTCCCTTGTTGGAGTCCATCTTCAGCTCGGCCCAGCGCTGACCGAGATAGTGCGTGAACTGCTCCTTGGACATCGGAACCTTCTCCAGCATCTTGTCGTCGTCGACACGGCGGGGCAACATACGCTCGTCAGCGCCCTTGAAATATGACACTAAGCCCTGGATGCGCCGCTGGAACAGAAGCGGGTTCTTCACTGACAGTCCGTCGAGAAACATGGACGAGAACTCGGCAAACGGCGAAGGCAGACCTTCGAATTCTTCAAGCGACACCCGCTCCATATCAATCTCCGCACCTGCCAACTCCACTTCCACATTGGTCTTGAATCCATTGATCCAGTCCGCCGCCACGGCCACCCACTTCATGTCGGCCTTGTACTGGACCGCAATGCGATCGCCTTTCTCATTGTACACCGAGCGGAACTGCGGGGGGTTGCGAGTGATCATCACGACCTTCTTGGACGCATTGAACTCGATAGTGTCCACTTCGGGCTGCTGGCGGAACGTGGCGGTCAGCTTGTCTTCGTCCCATCCCTCGATGCGCTTGAAGGGAATGGTGATGCGCTCAATCGGTCCGCGCAGGAGATTCAGCAGGTAGGCAATCTCATTGGGGCGGTTGATGACGGGCGTTCCCGACAATGCCACAATCTTGCAGCGCTTGGCCTTGTACAAGGCTTGGTACACGGGGCTCACCACGCCGTCCTTGTCGGCGATACGAGAGATGAAGTTGTGGACCTCGTCGACAATCACCACCTTGTCCTCGAAGGGGTTGGGTCCGTCCTCGGGAACCATCTCCTTGACAGCCGCGCGGGTCAGGCCGTTGTAGTTCACAAAGGTGTAGCGCTGGCTCAGGATATCCTCGACCTGGGCACGGATCACATCCTGCTCCGTCTTGGGCAGGTCGGCAAAGTTCGAATTTTCATTGGGGACAGTGGAAAAGAAGCGGTTGTTGCGGTCGAGGAATCCGTCGGAGATACCCATCGTCTTGGCCGTCGCCCGCGTCTCCTCGGTCAGCTGCTGCTGGCGCCAGTGGTTCTCATACGCATAGATCGGGTCGCCACACTTGCGTAACTCGCCGATGTAGTTGGCTTGGAGAGAAGCGGGTGTCATGACCACCGTCTTCAGGGTCGTCAGCAGAGACTCGGCCACGGCAATCGACGAACAGGTTTTGCCCGAACCCAAGCCGTGATAGAGCAGAATGCCGCGATAGGGCGTCTCGATGAGCAGGTAATCCCGAATCAACTTCTGGTAGTGGAGCAGCTCGCGTGCGTTCGACTGACTCTTGCAGAGATCCTCCTCCTTGTCGTCGGCATCCTGCGGCTCGCGGGGTGACTTGCGGTACTTCAGAAAGGTGCGGGTAATGAAGTCCGCAAAGGCCTTTCGGTTGGGGAGGACGTAGCTCATTGTTTTTCGCCACGATTTGATAATGGAGGCTATCACACGGAAGACGCATCGCATCTGGATGGTGTCCATCTTCCTCTTCTTGATGGCGGGGTTCCTGTACCTCAAGCCGACGGTTGCGTTCGGGCGTGAGGGACGGATTCGTCCGTTCGGGACAGGTGATCGTGAGGCCACGGTCTTCCCGGTGTGGTGGTGGGTGTTCGTGCTGAGTGTGGTCGCCTACTGCATCACAATCTACCTGGCAAAGTTTCGCGTGTGAGCACAATGGCCAAGTGTCCATACAAAAACATTGCGGGGGAAGTTGGAAAAGGGTGGCATTCCTACCGTTTCCTTGGCTTCTCCGTCGTGGACATTGTGGGCACCTTATTGTTCTTTGCCGTGCCGTCGGCATGGTACTTCAAGGGCAATGTGTGGGTTCACTTTTTCGTGTGGCTGGTGATTGGCGAAATTGCCCACTATGCGTTCGGGGCCCAGACAGCACTCCTGACTGCACTAGGAATCGATGTTCACTGTGACTCGTAGGCTCGCACAATCTCCGTCAGCGAATCGATCATGTGAATCCGCTCCACATGGTGGGGTCGCACATAGTTTCTACACTCCTCGAGTGTCTTCCAGCCGATTCCCGAAATCTCCCGCTTCTGCATGTAGGTCATCTTCTGACCTAGATTCACGAGCTCGGGCTTGGTCAGCAGGGCCACAAAGTACACATGGCGATACTGGACACCATTCAGTCCCGTAAAGGTCTCCTCCAGCAGGATGTTGTTCAGGACCACATAGGCCTCGCGGGGAACATTGGTCTCCTCATTGAACTCGCGCAGGGCACACTCGAGATCCGTCTCGGTCCGCACACGACGACCCTTGGGAAACCCCCATTCGGGCTCACCGTACACAGACGCAAAGGTCGAGACCATGCCCGTTCGGTTCAGGGAGGCAAACTTCTCCTTGGACACCAGGTACTCGTTCGAGGTGTGGTCATCTCCCCACAGCTGACGCCACAGGTCATCGAATGGCTTGCGGGCGATATCCTGCTGCTCCGCGATGGTCATGTTGGACAAGAGTCGGCCCACATAGTCCGTGTCCATCGGGTCGTACTTGCCCCGCATGAACTCTGCAAAGCTCATGCTGTCCTTCCGCCGAATCATCAGGACCTTCACAGCCTTGACATCCGCGGGGATCTGTGGGGCATCCAGAACCACCAGCCCACACGACAGCACAGGGTCCTTGCATCCCCGAAACACATGGCCCTTCTCTCCGCAGTTATTACAATACATTACGACTGGGTTTCGTTGTAGGATTGAAGTCCGTTTTTCCATTATGCAAATAAAGAAGTTCCCTTGTAAACACAAATGGGCGCGACTACAAGCACACCAGGCGTGGCGGCAGTCCTTCCCGTGGCCACCCAGCCCTATATTCCTTCGTCCATGTCGTCAACCTCATCGGTCCTCTTGGGGTTGTTTGTGGGCTTTCTGGTAATTATCGTGGTGGTTGCAGCATTCCGCAGCGTGAGTGCTGGCAAGACCGTGGATGCCTCTCCTACCCCCATCGACGCCAAGGTGGGTGGCACAATTCCAGCCTCTGCGATTCCACTGAATCCTGGGGCAGACTACAATCTACAGTTCTGGATGTTCGTCCAGGACTGGGACTACAAGTTCGGTAAGGAAAAGGAGGTCCTGATGCGGACGGACTCGACGAACCCGTCCACCGTGAGCCCTCGCATCACTCTGCACCCCACGGACAATACACTGAATGTGTATTTGACAACCTTCACGAGTGGTTCGACCAGCGTGGGCAAGTACCAGCCTGGATCGGCCGTGGGATCGACGGATACGGGATCGACCTGGCTCTGCGCCATTGAGAACATTCCTCTGCAGACATGGTTCTCGGTGTCCGTGACAACCTTCCAGCGCAACTTGGATGTGTTCATCAATGGCAACCTTGTCAAGTCCACGGTCATTCCAGCGGTGCCCCGTTCGGCAACGGGCAACATCCTGGTGGGTGCCAATGGCGGCTTCTCGGGATACATCTGCGGCGTCCACGGCGCGGGCAAGGAACTCAAGCCCGCCGAGGCTCGCGATTTCTACGCTGCGGGAACCAGCTGCAAGTCCCTGGTCAGCGGAGATGGTGCCGCAGGCCCCACTGGAACGGTCTACAATCTCTTTGGATACACCATCATCATCGAAGATTCGACAGGTAAGCCCGTGACATCCACCGCAGTCTTGCAAGGTGTGTCCGCGGCCTCCTGGAATCCGTTTGGAGGAGCGGGCAGTAATGCGCCAGTTGGCCCCACGGACCCGTCAAAGGCTGTCTCTCCTACGGGATCCACTGGACCTACGGGTGGCACCGAATCAAAGTAGTTAAACATCTATATCCACTTAGTACAATGCGACTCCTTCTAAAGTTTCCTACCCGCTCCAGGCCTCAACAGGCACTGAAGACGCTCCAGGCGTATTGCAATATGGCAACACGCCCCGATCGTATCGGAATTGCCGTGTCATGCGACCAAGATGACGACAGCATGACACGATCCCTCGTCCAAGAAGAGTTTACCCGCATCATGGGAAATGCAGAGTGGTGTCGCATTTTTTATGGGAACAACAAGACCAAGATCGAAGCGTGTAATGCTGACATGTCCGAGATTACCTATCCGTGGGACATTGTCATGCTAGTGTCCGACGACATGGTCCCCATTATCAAGGGCTACGACGATGCCATTCGTTCGCACATGATGGCCTCGTTTCCCGATACCAATGGGATTCTCTGGTTCAATGACGGACACCAAGGAAACGCCCTGAATACCTTGAGTATCATGGGGCGTGTCATGTACAACCAATTCGGCTACATCTACCAGCCGAGCTACAAGAGCTTCTACTGCGACACGGAGTTCACGGACCTGTGCAAGACAACGCTCGCTGACAAGTGCCTGTATATTCCGACGTGCATTGTTCGCCACGAACACCCTGGTCACGGGTACGGTGGATACGACGCACTTTATATCAAGAATCAGATGGCTTGGACAGACGACATGGCCACATACATTAACAGGAAGGCCTATTCCTACGACTGGACCATTCTGATTGCGACGATGCCTGGACGCGAGAAGTCATTGCAGTCGCTGCTCAGGTTCATTCATGAGACATCCCGTGCAGTGTGCCCAGACCTCCGTGTCAAGGTTACGATTGGATTCGACGCCTGTGTTCTCAGCATTGGTGCGAAGCGGCAGCAGATGCTTCAGGCCGCAGAAGGAAAGTATGTCTCCTTCATTGACGATGACGATCGCGTGACGCGAGAGTACTTTGAAGATGCATCTGCATGCATTCGGGGCGGGTTTGATTGCTGTCGTCTTCGCGGAAAAATCTCGTCCTGGACCTTCACGCACAGCATCGCCAATAAGCTTGACCAGCCCATGGCGAACGAGACGACCTTTCTCCGCCCACCGAATCACCTGAATGTGATGAAGGCCGACATTGCAAAGACCGTTGCCTTTACGGATGCATTGTACGGCGAGGACTTGGACTGGACAATTCGTCTTGCCCGGACGGGATACATTCGAACGGAGTATCAGCCCGATGAAGAGCGCATTCACTACATCTACGAGATGCGAGACCGCGCCCTTAGTTCAGCTATTCTCGAGCGCCAGCGGAACACTACGCATGAGCAGATGCTGGCAAGTGTTCTCGTGACTCGTGGGTCCGCACCGCCTCCGCCCGATACACCGAGTACCCTACAGCTTCGGCTGGGAGCACGGGGGTTCACGCGAACATAGTTTGTAGAGTAGAAGCAATGCAGGAGTGGATCGTGGTCGCTGCCAGTGTAATCGTCATCGGCGTGTTGTTCTATGTATTTGTCCTGTCTCGGCCGTCGGACTCGACAATGGAAGTGATCTTACCTGGGGGTCAATCTGGAAAGACGGAAATGTATCCATCCGCCCACATCTTTCGCTCGTTCAACCAGCCCGACGGAGCCGTGTTCAGTTACGCGTTTTGGATCACAGTGAATGACTTTACCTTCAACTACGGCCGTCAGCGGGTGATCTTCAACAAGAACAACTGCCCGGGTGTGTATCTCGATTCCACGCCCAACGCCATGCTGATCAAGATGAATACCTACGGCGGGAACCAGGAGAGCGTGCTGATCCCGAACATCCCCGCTCAAAAGTGGATGCATGTGGTCGTGGAAGTCAATCAGTACGCGCTGAACATCTTCATCAATGGCATTCTTCGCCAGACGCACACCATGTCGCAGTTGCCCCTCCAGAACACGGATTCGTTAATCGTGGGATCCAGCGAGTTTGGCTGGGATGGCACGATCTCAGGATTGACCTACTACTCGCGGACGCTGAAGCCCGAGGAGATTGAGCGGATGGCAAAGGACCAGCCCTCTGCGTCGGCCATCATGCCCTCGATGCCGCCTTATTCGGATCTTGGATGGTATATTGGACCGTTTAAATCTGCATAAAGACTAAATGAGTTCAGGCGGTCGTCGTGGTACCGATCTATCGGGCAATACAAGCATGCGCATTCAAAACCCATCGGACGTGGTGTACCAGCAGAAGGTCCAGCTGATCTACACGACGAACAATGCAATCTCAAACACCATTCCTGCTTGGGGTGGTCGCAATGCGTACCAGAGCCACACGCCCAATGGCAATGGATTCGTGCGTCAGTTTCTGAATGGATATCGTGAGTGCGACTGCTCGGGTGGATTCCCCAGCATGTCCACGGGCAACATTACTTCGTTTTCTTGAGCTCGCGCAGCTGCTTCCTGAGCGTCGTCCGCCGTCCCTTGTCAACATCGGGGGAGTACGAGAAGAAGAAGGTCAGGAACTCCTTGCTCGCTCGGTCCTTGGAGAGTTCGCCATACAGCTTTGTCTTTTCCTTCAGCATGTCGTGCAGGTTCGACTGCTCGCCGAGGCAGTCCGTCGGCGTCAACAACTTGAATCGGCGCTTATTGGCGTGGTGGGCCAACTCCATCAACCGCTGGGCCACGCAGAGAATGTGGCTTACCTTGTCCTCGTCAATCCCCGAATACACATATGCAAAGTAGAATTGCAGCGTTGTCGGAATGCTGGCAATCTTGATCCCGTCCGCGGTTTCATGATAGCTATGGCACGCCTGCGTTGCGTAGTAGCGGAACATACATCCGTCGGATTCAATCACCTCCGTGCACTCGGGAAGGATCGCATTGGCCTCCGTCACGTGGGCCTTGTGTCCCTTGGTCAAACGGGCAATCACATCGGCCTCTGCCAACAGGGTCACGGGGCTCGTCCAAGTCGCATGCGACGAATGGCGTTCGGCAGCATTGAATCCCAACAGCACCACGGGCTCGGACTGGAGCATCTTGATCACCTCCTTCTTGCGCTGAGGAGTCAGAACCTCCTCGGGCGGCGCGTGAGCCTTGCAGGTCAGCGGATACTCGTCGTTCAGAAGCATCATTCGAGTGTACACCTTGTTCCACCGAGACACATCGCCTTCGGGGCGCGACAGCTCGAGATAGGTGGACATGCGCAGAAAGTTCGGAGTCACATAGTGAATCCCCTCCTTCACATACCCCTCATCCCACAGCCGATCGAACAAGCTTGCATCCATCTGGGACACATCCGCTACACCCGTGTAATCACCAAACACCTTGAAGGTTCCCAAGTGGACGCCCGGCTTCACTTGCACATCGGGGACGCCCGCAGCCTTCAGTTTGTCTGCAATCTCCATCGCATGTTCCTGGGGCGTGGCGCTATAAAAGTCATAGTCGGGCACCTCGCGAGTAAAGTCGTAGAACTGGTCCTTGGGTTTCAGCAAATTGTTGATGGCTGTGCCCCCGTAACACATGACCCGATGCGACTTCAAGAACGCCTCCACGACACGGATGGATGTCTTGACACTCGGGTCTTCTGTCTGTTCCTGTTCAATCTTCTCCAGCTGTTTCTCGGCGATCTCGTTGATTTGGGCAGCGTCAGGATCGCTCATTGTTAGTAGACCGACAAAAAGGGATTGGCTTTCTTTTTTTCCTTGTGAGGCAGCAAGATGCCCAGTCGGTACAATCTTCGTAAGCGCGATGGAAAGACAACCAAGTGGGTCAAGGACGAGACCCTGAACCAGCCCGACTCCGAGTCCGAGGACGAGGACTATGTTCCTCCGTCTGAGTCCGAATCCGAAGAAGAGGAGGAGGAAGACTGTGAAGACGAGGAAGAGGAAAGCGAGTCCGAGGAGGAGGACAGCAGCTCGCTTCGCATTCCCAAGGGAGCCAAGGTGTCTGTTAAGCTTCACATCCACACCATGGCAGGTAAGGGGCGCATCGACATTGAGGAAGAGTCCGAGTCGGATTCGGACGAGGAGTCGGACGAGGAGGATTTCATCGGGCACCTCATGCAGAAGTATGTGGGCAAGAAGGGCCACGCACCTCGTCGGTCCAAGGAGAAGGAAGAGGAGGCCCCTGCCATTGAGCTGAATGAGGACGAGGAGGAGTACTACGAGGATCTTCCCAAGTCCAAGCGTCGTCGTCTCAATGAGCAGATGAAGCGCTTGTCCACGCTGGTCTTGGACGGCGATGTTCCCTACAAGTTCCGTGTCCTGGACCTTGACATTGCCGACACCATCAAGGCGTCCGTCATCAAGAAGATCGACATTCTCACGGAGATGTCCATGGAGGGCGAAGGGTACAAGCTCCGCTCCTGGGTCGATGCGTTCCTCCGCATTCCGTTCGGCAAGTGCGTGCCCCTGCCTGTGACCATCAAGGATGGCCCCGAGAAGTGTGCTGGCTTTCTGGAGGACTCGACCAAGACCCTGGACACGGCCGTCTACGGAATGACATCGGCCAAGACGCAGATCATGCAGATTCTGGCCCAGTGGATGTCGAACCCTGGGTCCGTGGGCAATGTGATTGCGCTCAAGGGTCCGATGGGTGTGGGCAAGACCTCGTTCGCTCGTCATGGTGTGGCCAAGGTCCTCCAGCGCCCGTTCGAGTTCTTCTCTCTGGGCGGTGCATCGGATGCCTCGAACTTTGTGGGTCACTCGTACACCTACGAGGGCTCGACCTGGGGACGCATTGCCGACTCCATCATGGCTGCGCGGTGCATGAACCCTGTTCTGTACTTTGACGAGGTGGACAAGATTTCGACGACTGCGCACGGAGACGAGATCACCAGCATGCTGATTCACTTGACAGACCGCTCGCAGAACAGCCAGTTCCACGATCGCTACTTTGCTGGAGTGGACTTTGACTTGTCCCAGTGCTTGTTCGTCTTCTCCTTCAACGACGAGAGCAAGATCCACCCCGTGCTCAAGGACCGCATGCAGATCATCAACTGCTCGGGCTACACCTGGGAGGAGAAGGCCTCGATCGTCAACCAGTACATCTGGCCGCAAATCCTCGAGCGCATCCAGCTCAAGGACCAGCTGACCATGAGCGACGAGGCCATCAAGTACCTGATCTCCGAGTACTCAAAGGAGGAGGAGGGTGTTCGCAACCTGATCCGTACCGTGGAGACCTTGGTGACCCGTATCAACCTCCTCCGCATCGCAGGAGAGACCACGGCCAAGAAGTATGTCTTCTACAAGGACATCAAGCTTCCTCTGACCATCACCTCGGACTTGTGTCGGCATATTCTGCAGGACACCCTGCGGCAGACGAATGAATCCTTCAGGCACATGTATACATAATGAAGGTCTTCTCCTTCTGCCTCTACGGCACGGAGCCTAACTATTACACGGGTCTCCTGGAGAACATCGAGATCATTAAGCAGTACTACCCCGATTTTACCATTGTGGTGCACAAGGGCTTTTGTGATCCGTCGTGGGTCATTCCCGAGGGCGTGGAAGTCAACATCACGAACCGAGGAGGCGCGATCAATGCCCTGCTCCGCTACTTGTCCTTGCACACGGCCGAAGTGGGCTTTGTGCGAGACACGGATTCTCGTGTTACGGCTCGAGACCGTTGGTGCATTGACCAGTTCCTGAAGTCCGACAAGATGTATCACAGCATTCGCGATCACTACTGGCACTCCTCGAAGATCATGGCAGGTACCTTCGGCTGGAAGAAGCCGCTGCCGCTCATGATCCCGACACATGAAGTGGAGTATGGGTTCGACGAGCAGTTCCTCACGCAGTATGTGTACGACTTGGTGAAGCCAGACCTCTTACTTCACACATGCAACCGCGCCTATGTAGGCGAACACGCGGAGTGGATTGATCGGCCTTACGACGATGAATACGATTTCGTGGGAAATGTCATTTGGGACGGCAAGCCCAAGTTTTCCCATATGTTCGATGTCGCACGAGACGTGAGCATCCTGCAGGGTCAGGACCAGTTCGTCCTCGTGAAACGACTCACCGACTCATTGGATCCTCTGAGTATCCCCTGGCACCATCGCTGGGACACATACGATGCAGCATTTCGCGCATGCATGCATGTCGGAGACCTGCAAAAAGCGCAGTTCTGGATGAGGGCGTTTGAGTTTGCCGACATTCACCCACACATTATGCGGAACTCCAACTTTTTGGTTGCATGTCTTGGGAAGGTGGTTGCAAGTTTCGACCCCAAGCGCGAACCCGCAGAGGGTGAAGTTGTCATTGTCTACGGAGACTACCCCGATTGGCACCGCGCGCTTCCTGGGACCAACAAGATGTATCGCCACGTGAGCTTCTTCTACACTGTCAAGCACGACGTGGTCGAATCTCACCCCTGCTGGGACTCTGTGGATATTATCTACATTCTCAACTTGGAAGAGCGAGTCGATCGGTATATGGAGACATTGTCGTCTCTGGCAAGAGTCGCGGCCCCTCTCCACAAGGTTCATCACTATAAAGCCAAGACGGGTGGACCGCTTTCGCCATATACAGGAGCAACGAAGAACCATGTGGATGTTATGCAGCACTTTGAGGACACTCCTGAACTGAAGACCTGTATGATTGTGGAAGACGACATTGTCTTCACGGGCGACGTGGATCGCGTCAAGGGATCGATCGCAGAGTTCTTCCGCAGGTCGTACGAGTATACAATGTGCTTCTTATCCCTGGCTCGTTTCGAGCCTCGACTTCCACACGACGATCTCTTGTCCATCAGCAAACAGCCGTGCACGACATCCTCTGCGTACTTTCTGCACAAGCCCACTTCGGCCGAGGTTCTTCGTGTTGCGCGGGAAGGTCTCAATATCATGATAGAAACGGGCGGAGAGAACTCGGAGGCGTGCATTGACCGATATTGGTGTTCGAAGCTTCCCACCATTCATTTCTTCAAGGACAAGCTGGCCTATCAGCGCCCGGCATATTCGAACTTGATGCGTACAGTGATTGCGCATCTAGATTGACATCCACTCAAGCGATGAGAACGGAATGTCCACTTGGGCAGGATTGGCATCGGCAAAGCTGACATAACAGGACACCGTTGTGGGGTCGGACAACCGACACGACAGACAGTATTCTACAGCAGCCGACTTGAACACAAAGGGCAGAGTAATCCGTGTGACCTTGTCAATAGACTGTGTCTCCACGAACAGATGGTAATACTTGCGGGGCTTTGCGTACTCCACCATATGCACCAGCGTCCAGAACTTGTCGCCAACCAAGATCGGGGGCGCGGACCCACAGAACGCAGAGAACAGCGGAGGTGTTGGAATGGACCTACGGATCCCTTGGCGGTCGAGCACTTCGAATGGCGACCATCCGTAGATCATCATGTCCGTGCCCTGGATGGGCAGCCAGTTCTTTTCGCACTGGCGACCATACGGCGACTCCAGGATCTTGCAGTCAGAATACTTGCCGTCCGACCCATACCGACCATTGAGGAGACGCACCTTGCCCTCTGCGTGCTCCTGCGTCGTTGCCACAAAGGACAGTCCATCGGTGTTTTCGTACAACCTGAGGTCCTCCAAGCCCTTCACGTGGTGCGGAACCTTGGGCATGCCAACCGTTCCATCGTCCATCTTTGCCACCGCCGTCATGGTCTCGAGATTCACATACGCATTCTCCGTCAGCACGGGCTGGTTCGGAGGTGTCTTGTACTCCCCATTCTCCATCCAGTAGTTGATGTAGCGGACATTGGCCATCGGATATCCGCACACGGAAATTGCAGAGGGCCTGTATCCCGGGAACGGCGTCGGAAGGCGCGGACCCAACTCCGTGTGGACAGCCACGACGGGCTGTGCATAAAACTGGAAGTTGAAGATGACATTGGTCCGATTGTGGTCCGTCTTGAGCAGGTACTCCATGCAGGTGCGCATACCCACCTTGCGGTCTGGCTGGACATAGAAATCGAGAATCGTGCGCTCATAGTCAAACAGATACTTGTACACATCCATCTCGAGGAACAGAGAATCGGAGCTCATGGGCACGCGCTTCCCCTCAATGAGGTACTGGTAGGCCTTGAAGTGCCTCGAGTGCTCGCGAAAGTGCTTGACCAGCTGATAGTAGGACTCTGCCCTCGTGGGCCGCAGGGCAATCGCCTTTTGCATCCAGTACTCAAACTTGGGAATGTTGTTCAGGTCGAGCCAGCACTTGCCAACCATGTAGTGGCTGTACCAGATCTCCTCGTCCCATCCTCCTGTGGCAATGCGCTTCTTGTACATGCGTCGCGCGTCGTCCCAACGCCGCAGACAGTGGTAGGACTGGGCCAGATAGAACATGTAGCGACCATTCCCAGGTTCATCCTGCAACCCCTTCTCCAGCAGACGAACATCGCGCTCAAACTTGTCAGACTTGCACCCCCCGTCATTGCGATCGTCAATGAAGCACACCGACCTGGGCAGGTGCGTGGTCGGGCCCGACCAGTACTCGTGGGTCACGCCTACACAGGTCCAGGGGAAGTCCATGCGAACCAATCGGGTATTGGGATACTCGAGTGTTCCCGCCGCCTGCACAATGGTGTATCCAGGCTCCGTCAGGTTCTGTTGGAGGAGAGTTCCTGGGTTGAAGATCATATCCGCGTCCAGCAAAAGGCCGTAGGTATCCTTGAGGTCCCAGCACTGCTCCTTCAGAAAAGCATGGGCGCGAACAAAGCTGACGGACCGATTGTATCCAAAGTCCCGCCACGGCTCGACTGTGACACATCCTACCCGCGTCTCGAGGAACTCCTCGGCGATTTCAACAGTCGTATCTGTCGACCCCGTGTCAAGGATGCAGAACGCATCTGCCACCTTGTCGACAGCCTCGAGGCAGCGCTTGATGATGGCCGACTCATTCTTGACCATGAGAATCAACACAAGCTTCATCTGCGTCGGTTTAAGGAAACCAGACTCCTCGCGTGTAAACAAATGTCCACCGACTTTGTCAAGCAGACCCTTCGTGAGAATTTGGGACGCGTCGTGATTCCCCATGTAGCCGACGGGTTCTGGAGCATCTACGACAATGCCAAGTCGGCGTGTGATCGGAACAAGCAGCCCGACCAGATCCTGCGTACGTTCCAGAATCTGCTGACGCAGGTGCCGAAGTGGACCCCCGAGACCCTCAAGAAGGAGGTGGATCGTATTGCCACTGCATCCAAGTGCGATTACATGGAAGACCTGCTGTTGGGTGTCTTTGTCAGCTACATCCGTGCATTCGCCTCGCTTCAGCAGGTGCGGTCGGAGCATGTCGACATTCCCTTCACGCGGCCGTCCATGGAGGTCTTTATCCACAAGTTCTACATCGTGGCGGCCCGGGGGTTCTGGTCCAATGCGTATCTGTTCAAGACGGTGGGTGTGACGTCCGAGCAGCAGGCCCGTAATCGTCGTGATATTGAGGTGATGCTGGCTGACATCCTGAACGAGGTCATTGATAGCTTCATCCCGTGGAAGGAGATCAGCAAGGCGTACTTCAAGGCCCCCGAGGAGGGTGCGGTGGCCCCTGCGCCTGCGCCTGCTCCCGAGCCTGTGGCGCCGCCGCCGACGCCCGTGGAGGAGCCGAAGCCCGCTGTGAAGTTTGGAGAGAACGAGACACAGGAGTTTGAGTCGGAGGCGGAGGACTCGGATGACGAGCCGCCTGCCATCAAGCTGGGTGAGGATATTGGGCTGAGCGAGGATGACTTTGAGTCTGACACAGAATCCGAGGCCGAGGGAGAAGTGGACGTCAAGCCGTCGTCAGAGGCAGTTGCGTTGAATCTGTGAGTTGAAAAAGATGAGAGCCAGACAAATGGACGAGATGTATTACTATGCCATGATCGTGGGAGTGGTTGTGGCTGTGGCAGCTGTCTTGTATGTGATGGACCGTCGGTCCAAGGAGGAGCCGATGGTGTTCCTTGACGGGGCGAAGATTGCAGCTGGAGCGGGTACGCTCGCAGGTGGAGTCGTCTTTGCATTGGGTGGTTCCGATGGTGTGTCCGTGGCAGCCGAGCCTGTGATCGCGGCCGTCCAGGATATGTTCGTGGGCAAGCCCGAGTTCTAATCCTTGGCCGCCCGCTTCTGTGCCCGCGTGGCGTCCACAATACGCTTCCTTGTTACCTTCAGCGCGGCATTCGCTTGGGCAAGTATCTTCTTGGCTCGAGTAACCCTTCGCGTGGCAGACACCAGTCGCTTCGTCTCGGCCTTTACGCGATCGTGTGTCATTGTATTGGAGACAGAGTTTTAGCTACGACGGCGGCGGCGTGTCCGTCCACCCATGACACCGCGCTTGCGCGTGTGACCAGGCAAATGTCCTGTCATTCCATAGCGCTTCGGATCCGCCCGCACTTTCGCGAGGGCAGCGGCGTAGGAGATACCCATGTGCTTTGCGAGGGCTTCTACCGTCGTCCTTGCATGGGGAGAGATGCGACTGCGAGTTGGCATTGTTCATTGTCTAGAAACTTTCACTGTCTATCCGATAACCTTGGGATCCGAACCGATTTCCAGACCCGCAGGAGGAGTCAGTTTCTCAAAGTCAAGCGGGGCCAGCGCGCGCGAGTTGGTCATGTGTTCGTCGTGCGGAAGAGACATCAGTCCGTATAGGGCGACCAAGAAGACAAATGTATGAAGAGCAAACCCAACCGCCGTAGGGCAACCGCCCTTCGACGCTACGGCGCCACCAAACAACCGAGACGACAACCTGAACGAAGTGGGACTGGCCACTAAAAAGAACAGGAGAGCCGAATACAGGGAGTACTTGAACTTCAATCCTTCGGTGAGCGCCATTATCCTTCAATCAGTAAAAAGTGCTGCCCAGCAGGAATCCGCGGCACCACGAACTGCTTGAACCTGGCCATCTCCTTGCGAGGAATTGCCGTGTCCTTGCAGTATCGGGCAATGGCCTTGTACAGTCCGAATCCGTGGTAGCGATCGTGGTTGTCGCGCTTCTTGCGGAACATGACCGATGATCCATCGGGAAGTGTGGTCCAAGCCAGGAAGATGGCGCGCAGAGGGCTTCCTGTCAGTGCATCGGGACCCTTCGGGAACATATCCCAGAACACCGAACACGCAAACCGCGCCAGGTCGAAGGACGGATTCAGTCCAATACGCGGGTGCGACTGGTCGTAGAAGGGCTCGCAATTATACTGTCCACCCGCCTCCTCGTCGGGCTTGAACTGGCTGCTCAGAAAGAAACGCGGTTCCTTCATACCCTGGAGCTTGACGGAGACGCCCGCGCGGTCAAAGTCAATGATCTTGATCAGCTTTCCGTAGGTGGGAATGGCATAGCAGGTTCCAGCCACATTGTAGTACAGGAACTCCTCGGTCGTGGACACGAACATGACATTGTTTCCGTGGAGGTCATTGTGAACAAATCCACAAGTGCGCTGAGCGTGGGCAAGGGCCACCACAATCTGCGCCACCCAGGCCATGTGGTGGTCGGGATCACTGGACACCTTGAGCAGGTCGTAAAAAGTGCCCTCGCATACCTCCATGATAGTTGTGATCACGGGTACATCCTTGAAGGTGGCCCACGCAAAGGGCTCGTCGTCTTCCTCGGGCTCATCGTATTCATCCTCTGATTCGTCTTCACAGTCGCACGATTCAATCTCATACACATCTTCGTCCTCGTCGTCCGACTCTTCACTGTGTTCGCTCGACTGGATCTCGTACTCCTCCACCATTGTTCCAGTCTGAGGGGTCTCCACATGAACCGCCTCCAGATCAGTGGTCTCCAGCTCAATGCGGGCGTCCTCCAGATCCACGGCCGACCGACGACCGCGCGTATGCGTGAATCCACCCTCTGCTCCATCGTCGTGAAGGCGGAGCTCGAATGTCTTGCCAATCTGGTCGGCAAACCACGGGCGGTCGCAGAGATCCTCGTAATCATCCGAGATGTTCACTTCGTGCTTGGTGGCCACGGCCGTGTACACACCAAATACCTTGGGGAAGTGGGCACACCCCGTTCCTGACAGGGCAATCGAAGTCATGGCCCCGACATAGCCTGCCGTGTGGGGGCTCTGCGTCTGCTCCTCCATCTCCTTGGCCACCTCCGCTGGCTTCGGAAGCGACGGCACTGCATACACGCCCTTCATGGTCTTGAACGGGCTCAGGACCATGGTCGTCTTCCGATGGACGGGGGTCGTGCGAATCTTCGTGGTGCGTACACTGCTCGCATCCACTACGGACTCAACTTCCTCGGGCAGCTTGACACCGTACTCCGACAAGTTGGACAGCCGTTCCGTCTTGAACAGAGTCTCCAAAGGAGGGAAGAAGGGCTGCATGTGGTTCAAATCCCAGTGAGTGCCATCAAGCTTCGGGTAGCGATGCAGCTTTAAATCCAGAGACTGGGTCCTTAGTTCCTTCACCATTGTCTTGAACTGGAAGGAATGAAACACTGGGTCTGAACGCCTACATTCTTTCCACGGGACAACACAAGATGAACTTTTCGCTGAAGAAGTTTGATATTGGGATGATCAAGGCTCGATGTGAGATTGATTCGCGGAAGAGTCCCATGATGGTGGTGATTGGAAAGAAGGACACGGGCAAGTCCTTCTTGGTGCGCGATATCCTCTACAATTGCCAGCAGGACTTCCCTGTGGGCACAGTGATCTCGGGTACGGAGGTGGCCAACGAGTTCTTCCAGCACATGGTGCCGTCGAAGTTCATTCACGACAAGTACACTCCCCAGATTGTCATGAATGTCATCAAGCGCCAGATGACCATGAAACAGAAGCGCAACACGGCCAAGACTAGCGGTGGAGGGCAGTCGAACATTGACCCGCGCGCCTTCCTGATTCTGGACGACTGTCTGTATGATTCGTCATGGATCAAGGAGGAGTCCACGCGATATGTGTTTATGAACGGTCGTCACATTGACATGATGACGATCATCACTATGCAGTATCCGCTGGGTATCACGCCCAATCTGCGCACGAACGTGGATTTTGTCTTCATTCTCCGCGAGAATATCCTAGGTAATCGTCGTAGGATTTACGAGAATTACGCAGGTATGTTTCCGACGTTTGAGATGTTCTGTACGTTCATGGACCAGTGCACCGAGAACTTTGAGTGCTTGGTTATCTGCAACAATGTGAATTCCAACAAGCTGGAGGACCAGGTGTTCTGGTACAAGGCCGCCGAGCATCCGCCGTTCAGGATGTGCGACTCAACCTTGTGGGCGAACAATCAGCCATTCCATTCGGCTATTCTCGCCGCCGACGACTATACCGCTGGCGCCGTCCAGAAGAAGAACGCCGTGTCCGTTTGGGTAAATAAGACTGGTGGCGACGGCGGCGGGAAGTAGAGCGACGACGACCGCCAGCGTTCGTGAGCTGGGGCTGGCTGGGCATTCCCAGCGGCACAGCGTTGGCACCCGTCCACTGAGGAACAGGATTTTGTGCCTTCATGGCTGCTTCTGCCGCGGCCACTTTCGCATCGAGTATAGCAAGTGCCTGCTTGAGTTCAGCCGCGTCTGGTTCGCCTTTCAGTTCCAGACCAAATGTAGAGATTGCACTCTTCTCAACAGAAGCTGGTGAGGGCGTTTTCTTCATGACCGACTTGAGGAGGAGGATACTAAAGATGTAAAGACAGATTGGAAACAACACAGCTGATGTGAGAGCAACTCCCATGTTGTCATGAGCGTACTTCTTGATGTCTTCGGCAATGATGGGTAAGAAGAGGTAGGCAGCCTCTTTGACATAGTCAAACTGCCATGCTGCAGCACCAGCAGCACCCACACCTACAACCACTCCCGACGCTGCAGCTGGGCCATACAGTTGAAGATTTGCCCATACAGTGGCAAGTGTCTTCAAGAAGTCTTCGAGCTTGCCCTCGAACAACGACTTGGTCGACGCGCTTAACTGTATCACATCACCAACCACCTGAATACTCTGTCCAATCCGCGTTTCGTCAGTCTGTTCGTCGGACTCCATCTGTGCACTGGCGAGCGGGGTCGAAAGTTCCTCCGCAGCGGCTGCGTCTACTCCCTGGGCTTTAAGTGCTAACGCAATATCTTTGGCCATTATTCCTTTAGCGACTGACCCGCGGCGCACGCCCCCACGACGCTTGCCCGCACTAGGACTGGAAATAGCTTTGAAAAACTCGTCAAACCCACCCATTTACATCTCTCCAACAAATTACTCGCGGATGACCCCCTCTGTCGGATGGACAGGGACAGCCAGATCCGTCAGCTGAGCCGCGGCATTCGTGCCGCCAGCCGCCTCAAGCGCATTGGCCTTGCGACGACGCTCATTCTCCTCCTTCTGCTTCTTGATGGACTCGTCGCGCTGCTCGGCAAAGAACATGTCCTTGTTCACCTCGTTCTCCTTGTACTTGCGCATGAGCTCGTTCAGCTCGCGCTCGGCGTACTCGACCTCGGGCATCAGGTGCTCCGAGGGGTCCCACGGCAGCCAGCAACCGACCTTGCCGATGTACAGATTGTCCTTCGGGTACTTGCGCTGAAGGACCTTGGCGAACATCTGCGTCTCCTCCACGGACGGGAAGCAACGACGCACCTTGACGCCGCGGATGTTCGTGCGGAAGTTCACGGTCGAATCGAACTTCTCCTGAAGCTCCTTCTCGTGCTTGAGCATGAACACCTGGTACTCCTCGTGGACATCAGTGGCCTTGACCTCCTCGTTGCGCACCTTGACGAACTCCTCCGCGTCCTTCAGAAGGTCGTCGACCTTAATGGAGTACTTCTTGGAGACGAACGCCATGAGGTGCTCGAGGCCCTTGACCTTCCACTGGTAGTCCATCCACGTCACGAACTCCTTGAAGTAGAACTCCTGCTTCTGCTGAATCACCTTCTCGGGGCTGATGAACGAGATGATGCAGTAGCGCTGGTTCGGGACCTCGGGATCCTCATCTAAATAGTCGATACGGGTGCCGTCGTCCTCGGTGATGGGAAGCTCAGTTGCAGGCATTTTGTCTGATGGGCGTCCAGCGTGAAAATACCTTTGGAGGATATAATGTACGATCTCTACACCTGTGCAGTCGTGTTCTTCCTGCTCTGTCCTGGCGTGATCGTACCGAGCCTCCCAGGAGGTGTCGTGTGGAGTGCGTTGCTCCATGCCATCGTGTTCTATGTCGTCCTGTACTATGTCTCGAACTACATCTCCTGGTGGTTCGTCTGGACGATTGCCGCAGTCGTCCTTGGCATCCGTTTGTTCCTCGGGTCTGGGTCTGGATGAATTTCTTTCGCGACCAATGAATAAAATGGAGTCTAAGCCGAAGCCTACTGCCGCCCCTGGCCTGGATATGTCGGATCTGTTGATGCGCGTCATTAAGTACGCGCTTGAGGGCCTCGCGGTGGCCATCGCCGCGTATGTGTTCCCTGGGAAGACACTCAAGGTGTCGGAGGTTGGCATGATCGCCCTCGTCGCGACGGCCACCTTCGCCATCCTCGACATCTACGCCCCGAGCGTCGGGGCCTCGGCTCGCACGGGCGCTGGCTTCGGTATCGGCGCTGGGCTGGTCGGCTTCCCGGGTGGTGGCCTGCGCGTCTAAGCGGCGACCTTCAGTGCGTCTGTTACCAGCGTAACAGCGCCCGTGGTCACGGCAGCGGCGTATCCATTCTGCGTGTGCTGAGCAATCGTCAGAAGGGTCGAACATGCAGGACTGGCGGTGAGAAACAGCGATTGTGCAACTTCCTGGACAGTGTGCGGCATGCACATCGAGTTATGGGCCGCCATCGATGCGTAATGGACCCCGTAATTGAGGACAATGGCAAGAATCACCTTACCGACTGCTTCCATTTACCTTTAGCAAAAGAGACTATGTTAATGCCTGAATTCGTTTTACGCTACCAAGGACGATGGTTCGTCGTGAACCCGCGTCCTTATGAGCCTGAGAGAATGACCACGGATGTGGCGTGGATGCAACTGAAAGAGAACGTATCTGCAGAAGAGGCCTATCGCCGCTGGTATGAAAAGCAGCGTAGAATTTCTCGTCTCTTTCAACAATGTACTGGCTTGAGTCGGCCTTCCTCCTCCTGATTGTGGTATTGACCTATATCTACTGGAAGCCGACCCTGCGCCCTGCTCTGCGGGAGACGCTCGAGGGCAATGCGACCCTGTACTTTTTCTACACGGACTGGTGCGGTCACTCGCAAAAGGCCAAGCCCGAATGGGAGGCGCTTCACCTTCCTGCGACATACGGCACGACCAAGGTTGTCGGCAAGACAGTGAATTGCGAAGAGGATGTAGCCACGTGCACTGCCTACGGCATCGAGGGGTATCCGACGATCAAGCTCGAGTCCTCAGACGGCATCACGGACTTCACTCAGCGCGTCACTACTGCTTCGCTCAACCAGTTTCTGGTATCCCAGTTTGGAGAAAAAGCGTGAGGCCTGTTCGTATCCAGTCGTCAACATGTATGTCTTCTCCTCCTCTGTGACATCTGACAGAGGACCCAGCTTGGTCTCTTCAAAATCCAACACATTCGGGTACTTGGGTCGCAGGCCCTCGCGAACATTGGCATAGACATTGCGGAAGAACTCCCCAATCTCCATCGCTTCAAGTGCAGACGGAAACAGCGGTCCCTGCGCATATCCGATATGAAAGACCAAGGTTCCCTTGGGCACCACGCTAACGATGCAGTCACACTTCACTCCTCCGTCGAGGAACACATTGTTGTTGATGATCTGGGGCTGATAGACGCCTGGAATACACGACGACGCCTTGATGGCAGCCAGCAATGGAATTTGACCAGTAAGTAGACTGGTATTCTTGCGCGTCAGGTTGGCTGCCACGATCCACAACTTCTGCGGCGCATCGGAAATCATCTTTCCTCGAAGGTCAATTCCGAATCGAGCAAAGGAAGTCAAGAGCGCATTCTCGAGCATGTCCATCGAGAACATGCCCTTCTTGGACTGAAACGACATCAGGGCCGACAAGGACAGAGGTGGGATAAAGTTGGACAAGACAAACTCAGTGCTCAGCATGGACTCCATCTGGTCGACATTCAACCCAAACGCCAGACATGTTGCAATAATGGACCCGACGGAACACCCGTAGATTCCGTCAGGGAATACCAACGGTTGTCGTTCTGCCAGTGCACGCAACCCACCAATGTGAAGTGCTCCACGGACACCCCCGCCGCCGAGTGCAATTGAGCGGAACATAGTGTGTAGACAAGGCAAGGATGCTGAAAGCCCGTGATGTATGGGACGAGCAAGAGGAACGCAGGGAGCGGAGAATGTCCGCCATGCGTCCTGTTCTTGCCCAGCTCTACGCGAAGATTCGCGCACAAGCGATCCACAATCCCAACGCCCCATATGTCGTGTTTGAAGTTCCCAACTTTGTATTTGGATATCCGCTGTTCCAGGTGTCAGAGGCGCGAGAGTACCTGACCAAGACGCTGACTGAATCTGGGTTTCTGGTGTGGCCCGTAAACGACGACAAGTATTTATTGGTGTCGTGGCTGCGGACTCAACAGCGTGCCTCTCACCGCCCACCCTTGCTCACCACATATAGGCCCATGGTATATGACCCGACCGCAATGAACAGCATGTACCGTTCTTGAAAATGGACTTTTTGTTCCAAACACGTACACATCTCATGAACTGTGAACACCCTGACACTGAGTTGGAGGAGGGACAGAAAGTCTGTTGCTGCTGCGGAACAATCCTCGGCAGCCACATTGACGAATCCGCCGAATGGAGGATCTACGCGGAGACGGAGGGCAATCCGTCTCGCACGGGGGGCGTGATCAATGAGCTCCTTCCCGAGGCATCGTACGGATCCATGATGATGCGAAAGCGGACGCCTGGGCAGTCCGACGAATCGAAGTCGATTGGCAAGTTGTCGTCGTGGTCTCTGTCGAGCCACGGCGAGCGCTCGTGGATGGGAATCTTTGATGCGATTCAGGCCTCCTGTGCTCGAATCGGACTTCCTAAGGCCATCATCCAAGATGCCTGCGCGACCTTCAAGCGGATTGAGGATGCCCGCAAGACCCGAGGCGAGTCTCGTCGAGCCCTGATGGCTGGATCCGTGTTTGTGGCGTGCCGTCAGCACAATGCAACTCGGACGCACGAGGAAGTGGCGGATCTCTTCCGCGTGTCGATTCGTGCCCTGTGCAAGGGATTGGCAAGGTTCGAGTCCGAGGTGTCGTCCGTCTTGAACACACAGCTGGGAATCGCCGAGAGGATCTGTGCAGAGATGAGCGTGACCGAGAGTGAGCGGACCCAGGTTCTGCTGCTTATCACCCAGCTCCCCGAGATGGAGCACACGCCGAAGACCATTGTGTCGGGCGTGGTCTCCCATGTCCTGAAGGGACGGCTGGCCGATGTGTCGGCGGCATCGGGTGTGTCTACCGTGTCGATTCGCAAGATGGTGGACAAGCTAAATACCAGTGCCCGCGGCGTATAGAGTGGGATCTGCCAAGGGGAAGAACGAGACCGTGAACGGTGTATTGGTCAGAGTGCTGCTGATGTTTGGCGGCGACGACACGTTGATGTGGCCAGCGCTATTCGCACTGAGTGTAACAGGAGCTCCAGTTCCACTCCAAAACACCATCAGGGCGTCGTCTGACACGGCAATGATGGACACGCCGACGCAGAGGGCAATTGCCACATTCGGATTGCCCGCCATGAACGGCGTACCCGCTGCTCCCGATACACCCTCCGTGGAAGACAGACCCCGTTTTCCACGGATAAAGCCCGATGTGCTAAAGCGAGGATATCCCTTGACATCGCTTTGGTAGTAGATTGCTCCATGTCCATCGTCAACGCGGAACGTACCGTTGACATCCAAGGTATATTGCCCAGGATCCACTCCAAGGGCGAGACCACCTCCGAAGCGTCCAGATCCCGATACATCCAAGACCAGGTTGGGTACGCGACCAATTCCGTCAATGTACGCCATGCTGGTATCACCCTTTCCAATGGAGACAGCGTTCTGAGAGAGGTCGGCGGCCATAACAATGTTCGAAGTCCATCCCATCTGCATGTAGTAGTTTGTCGGCACAGTCGCTGGGACGATCGAATGCCCGATGGTAATGTTGTTGGATCCCGTGTTCTGAGCACCTGCCGCCGTCCCGATCCAGATGTTGCAGCTGCCCACAAGACCTGTGCCTGCACCGATGGCAATTGTGTTGCAAGAGGCCGTGCCTGCACCTGTTCCGCCCAACGGATCAATCCAGATCGAATTCACGAGCGCATTCGTGTTTCCGCCGAGGTTGTTTCCGAGGAGGATGGTGTTGGTCGTGTTGGAAATGTTCTGGCCAGCTGTATATCCAATCGTAATGACATCGTATGAGTTAGAGATCTGGCTACCCGCATTGAACCCCAGTGCCGTATTGTTCGAAGAATTCTGCAGGTTCAGGAAATTCACACCCGCACCCGTTCCAACGAATACATTGCTGTTGGAGTCAGAGATGTCTGCGCGATAGGCAATCAGCGTGTTTGCGGTCACAGTGTTCACATTGGAAATGTCGAGCTGAGTCGTGAAGTTCGAGGTGGCTGGAGTGTAGGTGTAGACAGGCCGAAAGACCGAGGTCAGGTATGCCTGCACGTTCGAGGTGCTACTCATTATGTAGTCTCCACAACTTTTCGTTTAGGCAATAATCGCCGTCTAGATATAATGGCGTTTACACTGTTCCCGATCAAGTCGTCCGAGCAGCACCTGTATCGCATGTACAAGCAGAGCGTCGCGGTCTTTTGGACCCCCGACGAGATTGACTTTTCCAAGGACATTGCGGACTGGGCCAAGCTGTCAGATGCCGAGAAGCACTTCATCGGCCGCGTGTTGGCCTTCTTTGCAGGGTCGGACGGAATCGTCATGGAGAATCTTGTCACGCGGTTTCAGGGCGAGGTCAGCTCGCAGGTGGTCAAGCTGTTCTATTCCTTCCAGAACGCCATGGAGGGCATCCACTCGGAGACATACTCTCTGTTGATCGACACATATGTCAAGGACCAGGAGGAGAAGGCCAAGCTGTTCAATGCAATCACCACCATCCCCTGCATTGAAAAGAAGGCGGAGTGGGCCCTGACCTGGATGGGGTCTGACAAGTCCTTTGCCACGCGTCTGGTGGGCTTTGCTTGCGTGGAGGGCATCTTCTTCTCGGGCGCATTCTGCTCGATCTTCTGGCTGAAGAAGCGCGGTCTCCTCCCAGGTCTGACCTTCTCGAACGAGCTCATCTCGCGTGACGAGGGTCTCCACACCCAGTTCGCCGTGGCCCTGTTTCACACGCTGGAGACCAAGATATCCGAGGATACTGTCCATGAAATCGTCAAGCACGCGGTGGAGCTAGAGAAGGAGTTCATTTGCGATGCGCTGTCCTGCTCGCTCATTGGCATGAACGCCAAGATGATGTCGCAGTACATTGAGTTCGTGGCAGATCGGTTGGCGGTCCAGTTGGGCACGCCGAAGATCTTTGGTGCACAGAATCCGTTTGATTTCATGGACTTGATTAGTCTGGAGGGCAAGACCAATTTCTTCGAGAAGAAGGTGTCGGATTACTCGCGGGCCATCACGACCACTCGCGACGAGCTGCGGTTGGACGACGAGTTCTAACGGCGCATCGTACCACGACGGGACCTGCGACGACGACGAGAGCCTCCCTTCTTCCCGCGCAGCTTAGCGCTTGTCGTAGTCTTAAAGTTTTCAACCCCAGAAAACGGGAGGTCCTCAAGGATCTTGTGGTGATCAAGTATATTGTCAAGAACCACCTGACAGTCGGCTTTGGTCAATGCTTCGTCGTCATCCGTAGGACCCCGAACACTAAATGTATTGTTCGCGTGGTACAGCACCGTCAACTTCTTTCCGAGCCTGCTCTTGAACCAATCTACAAAAACCTTCTTCTGTTCTGCTGTCGGATCGCCTCGCACCTTAAACTCAAAGTAGACTGTGTGCTTCGCAGGCATTTATTGAAACGCAATACTTAATTTAGTGTGTACGGCGAATCGTGGTACACAAAGTCGTAATTGCCAGCGCCCGTCTTGTGCAGGATCTCCTCCCGCACATGAGGTGTGCCTCCAGGGACATCCCAGTAGTCTCCCTGCAGTGTGAACTTGTCGACTCCATTGAAGTACATACGCAGCAGCAAGGCCGCAACCAATAAGCCTGCGATCCAATAGAGCGTCTTCATCGTTTACCATTGGGCAAGATTCTTCGTTTCTCCTGAGAGGAATCGCGTCTTGCGTTCACATCAAATGGAGCTCCTTCACGCTGCTGTCGCGCTTCTTGCGTCCATGGTCTTTGTCCTTGCGGGCATGGTGGGCTGGCTGTACTGGCAGCAGACGCGCCTCTTCCAGAACATGAACTCGGTGCTCATGGCCATCGGCGACATCACGCACGCCATGGACAACTCAGTCCCCGTTGAACCTGAACATGAACCCAGTCCCGCGCCTGCTCCTACGCCCGCTGACGAGGAGGACGAGGACGATCGCGCGTCAGTCGAGGACACTGCCGCCGAGGTTGTGGACGGCCCGCCCGCCCCGATCGATGTGGATGCGCTTCAGGGCAAGACCAAGAAGGAGCTGCAGGACATGCTGAGCAAGCGCGGTCTTCCCTTCAGCAAGACGGACGCCAAGCCCACGCTCATTTCGCTACTGAAGGCGACCGCTTGAGCGAAGGAACCGAAGGTGACGTGGTGGTAGGAGGCGGGGGTGGTGGTTTCCGTATCCACGACAGCCTGATCGGCGCAGGGTCCTTGTACTTGGTGCAGTCACACGGCATTTATACAAACATCGCCTTAAATATCAATGAAGGTAGTTAGTCTGGATCCAGGACTGAGGAACCTCGCCTACTGTGTCCTCGAGGGCACATCCCGCACAGACGTCCGAATCACAGACTGGAATATTATTGACGTCCTTGGGGAACGGGCAGGTGTCGGCGCTCCAAGATGTCATCAGTGCAAGACAGCGGCTCGTTACGAACATGCGTCCAACGGAACCTTTGCGTGTTCCAAGCACGCACCCCGCAAAAAGAAGGCGCCGACCAAGAAGGAGCTGACCAAGTTGACTCCGAATCAGCTTCACGAGCAGCTCGCGGCAGCAGGGTTGACGACAGAGGCAACCACGAAAGCGGATTTGGTCAAGCTGCTCTACAACCACCACAAGCAGAACACGTGGAAGAAGTGCGTGTCCTCGGCTATCCAGGGGTCTGTGTTGGACCTGGCACCGTCGATCATCGCGAGCCTGGATGCTCGGGCGTCTTCGTGGGCAGGGGCGGACCTGGTGTGCGTGGAGAACCAAATGGACCGTCGAATGTTCGGAGTCCAGGCAATGCTCCAGATGTACTTTTGCTGCCGAGGATTTCGAGTCCAGGGGGTCTCAGCGACTCACAAGCTGTCGAACATTGTGACAGTGGATGATTCAACTGCAAGCTATAAAGGACGCAAAACGACAGGCATAACGCATGCTCGCGCACTCGTGCCTCAGGTGTGGCAGGAACATTTTGCCAAGCATCCGAAGAAGGACGATCTTGCGGATTCATTCTTGCAGGGATTGTGGTGTCTGGAGCATTCCAAGTAAACCACCTGCGTTCCAAGCTTACGAAACAGACCCGTGAGAGAAGTAAATGGAGACAGACCTCCTCGTAAATCCCAGCATGGTGAGTGGCGGCATGGCCAACATCGAGACCATCGATCTGCCTACGCTCAATTTCGAGGAGTTTGGTGGCGGGTCGTCTGCGCCTTCGGCTCCCGCAGCCCCGAACCTGGTGCCCTCCTTCGAGAACACGGGCCCCGAGGTGGTGAATGGCATGCGCAACTTCAATGCCGAGCCGTATTCTCCCCAGGTCAAGCGCGTGTCGGATGATGCCATGATGAAGGAGAAGTACGAGATCCTGCGCAAGTTTGAGCGTCTGTCCAAGATGGGCGTGCCGATGCGCAAGCGCTTCACCATGGACTCGTCCATCGAGGAGATGAAGATGGAGCTCGAGTTCATCAAGCGCGAGAAATCGATGGACGCGACCATCAAGCAGTTCTCCGAGTGGTTCGTAACGGGCATGAGCGGTCTGGAGTACGGGTCCAAGAACATCCAGATGATGAAGGCCTTTGGACTCCAGCTCGATGGTCTGTCGGAGGCGGCCCAGATGAATGTGGCGGATTTGGAGGACGATTTTGAGGAGCTGTACGACCTGTATGGTGAGAACCTCAAGATGCACCCGATGGTCCGCATTCCTCTGCGCACGTGTATGATGATCTACATGGTCCACCTGACCAACCAGATGGCTCGCAAGGCGCCCATCCCGAACATTGACGACATCATGCGTCAGAACCCCGACATTGCCCGTTCGCTGGCCGCGGCCGCCATGCAGAACCAGACTCAGCAGATGCGTGCCCAGCCGTCGCAGGCCCAGCAGCCGTCCAATCCTCTGTCGGGTCTCATGAGCTTTATGCAGCAGACTGTGCCCCCGCCGCCCCCGCCGAACATGATCC